CGGCTATCCATCTGTGAGAGCCAGGTGATTGTGAATTAATTTTTTTCAGAGATGCTGTAGTCAAATAATCAGCATTACATTGCTTTGGGTCGGCATGATATATTGTTGCCACAACCATAATTCCTAAAATAATTGTTTTCATACTATAAATTTAATTGTTCAAATTCCAAGTCTAGTGTTTTAGTTATTTCAAATGGATTGTTTTTTTTATCCATCCAATTTGTATTGTCCCAAACAGGGCTTCCGTCTCTTATTTCAGAGTATCGACCATTGTTTACATTCCAACAATAATCTACATGTGCTTGATTTTCTCCTAGGTTTGCAAACTTTACCTTTAAAACCTTTATTTTTACAGTCGCATTTTCGTAATCACGATGAACCAAAATACCATGTGGACTCATATCATAAAACTCGCCCCCGCCCTTCACATCATAAAATGTTGGCTCTATAAGCTTTCCCTTGTCGCTTTGAGGCTTGGTTGGGTGTGCAACTAGTATACATACTACATCGTGTTTTTTGCAAAACGCATCTATTTTGTTTAAGTATGTATTAGTGTAGTCTGTTATGCTCATGTTGAGGTTTTCCTTGTCTCTTATCTTGTTGTATGGGTCAATAACCAAACATCTGATGCCTATTCTTTTAACCAACTCCTCTCCTTTTTTAAGAACTCTGTCTAAGTCAAACCCATCTTCGTAGTCTATAAAAAAGAAGTTTTTATTGATATGCTCAATACAGTCTTTCCAGTTTTTTTGCTTGGTTTCCTCATATTTTGGTGTGCTACCATATAATTTACGCACAAGCTTATCTACGTGGAGGTATTGTGGGTAATTTTCTGTTGAGGCATACGCTGTTTTCCAACCATACATCATGTTGTACCCTATGGTCATTTGGTCTACAAAATCTGATTTACCACTAGATGGGAATCCTGTAACAACTATAAATTGTTTGGTGTATGTAGAGAATATCCCATCAAATGAGTCTAGACCAATTTTATATCCATTTTTAACTCCATTTTTATAAAACTCATCTAGGTCAGACTCCATGTCAGAAACACGCAATACGTTTTCTATTGGGCAGGGAATTGATTTTTGTATGACCGACAATAGACTTTCTTTTCCGTGCTTAATTAAGTACTCGTTTGCGTCTTTACAATCTTTTAAATCACATATCCATACTTTTTCTGACCCAAATCGTCGTATCAACTCTTTCTTGCCATTTTCCCCTGCCTCATCATTATCTACGCATAGGTATATTTTGGTTTTACCTTCAAAGTACTCGTAAAAGTCGTTTAAGTAATCTAGATTTACTTGCCCTTTTGATGTGAATCCATTTGGAACACTAACGACATTATCATATCCAGCTTCAACAAAAGATAGTGCATCAATTTCACCCTCTACAACCACACATTCGTCTTGCCCTTTAATTGAGTCTATATTGTAAAATGTCTTTTGAGCGCCTTTATGCAGCTTAAAATTCTTTTGAGAATCTCTGTATTTAATATTGGTTAGTATTCCATTAACGAAGTAATTAAACATTATTACATTTACTTCTTTGCCAACTTGAGGCATAAACTCAACACCCTGTGTTATATTCATTTTACTTAAAGTGTCGTTTGAAATAGCTCTTGTTTTAAACCAATCAATAATTTTTATATGTAAAGAATTTTGCGTTTTCTTTACATAAGGCTTTGTATATGTATGGTTCGTTTGCGTTTCCTTTTCATATGTATGAAGTTGTAAAACCTCTCCACAATGCTGACAAGTTCCTAATCCACGCTCCCAATCAAGCATAAGACATTTTTGTGATTTCTTTTTTCTGCCTTCTGAACAAACAGGACACGTTGATTTTTTTGCTCTTGTGTCTAACTTATATATGTTGTAGTCTTTTATTTTGTATTCGTTATCTTGCATCTGATATTATTTTAAATTCAAACCCAGGCTTATCGAAAAAACTTTTATCTTTCTCTAAATCTTCAAAAGAGCCGCTTTTAATTACTTGTCCTTTCCACTTCCATCGGTAAGGCCCATTGTCCTTAATTGTAACGTTTTTGTTATACTTGAGCCAATTGACAAAATGAGATTTAAATTCACGAATTGTAGTCTTTTTCTCGTCTGTCATGATGAGATGATTGTGAAAGGCATCAAGTAATTTATTCAAAGCGTTTTTTGTGAGTTGGTTTTGCATACACACTACTTCAGACCAAGAGGTATCGTTCAAGCAAGATTGATAAAAAATATTATTCTTATTTTCTTGTTTTGTTATATTCTTACTTATGTCTGTCGTTTGCTTGTCATTAGTTTGTCTCTTGCGTGTCGCTTTAGGCTTTGATTTACGCTCTTCTATTTGATAACTCTCATAGTTACAGATAGTTATCCTTGTATACTTGTTTGTCGTCTGCGTGTCGATTTCTCCTGTTTGCTGAAGTCTTTTCAATGCAGTTCTGACTTGACGAACAGGTATGTCTAGGTCAGAGGAAATTCTTGATAGCGAGGTTATATATTCTCCTCGCTCTACTGATTTTCCCATGAACCTGCAATCGTCGTAACAGGCATTTAATAATAAGTGTATGAATATGTTTTTGGTATTAGAGTCTTTATACCACTCCCAATCCAGTATCCTCCGATGTAGTTTGATGTAACCCTTCATTTTCTATTCTTTCTTGTTTTTTTATGAGTTCATTTTGAGCGTTTACTGCCAGTATACTCAAAATATCATTGTTTTCATATATAATATTTACTACTTGATTTAATTCAGAAACGGCATCTATGGCCTCCATTGAGTATATTTTGCTGACAATTTCTTTTTTAAGGGTTGCTTTTTCATCATACCAATATCGGTCATAATCAACATAGAATTTTATTTCGTTATTTAGTTCCGAAATGTATTTAGCAAACCCTTTATCTATTGACATTATCTCTTTTACCTTTTTTATGTTGTAAAGCACAGTCGCATGGTCATGTTGTCTTGGTCTTCCCATGTGCACAGAAAATCTGCCTATATCGTCAAGGGAAAGTGGACTATAACGCTTTGCAAAAAAGAAAAATGTTGCTCGTAAATCTGCTATTTGCCTAACTCTAGTGTCAAGAAAAATAAACTCTGGGGTTTTATCGCTTTTTTCTGCAATTATTTTTGCTATAATTTCTAAGTGTTTATATTTTTCTGGTGTATTCATATTTAAGATTGGATTTAAAACCCCACCCCGAAGGGTGGGAATTTAAGTTAATTAAAATGGAAGGTCATCCATGTCATCATTGTTGATTGATTTGGCTTGTATTAGCTCAAATCCACCACCTTGATTAGATTCTTCCTTTTGTCCTTTCACAACTTTGCCGTCTGTCCAAATGACAGAGCCATTCCCAAGGTATTGCTTTGTTGCGTTGTTGGCTCTCTCGTCTTGGTCTTGAGCAATTGTAATTGATACGTTTTTCCCGTATCGTGATTCATCATTTATGGAAATAGTGATAGGAATATAGCTATCTTTTTCTCCTTTAATGATTTTGTTTTTGTCAATTTTTTTCAATTCTGAAGTTTTGATTGACGCATTGATAAGTGTAGACATAATTAAAAAATTAAAATTAAAGTTAATATAGTTATTGCAATACGGACAATGTCTGCTAATTCAGCAATCTTGTCCTGTTTATTATATTTCGCCATAAATAGTAAAGTTTTCGAGTCTTTCCTTCTTATTCACGAAATATTTAAGGTAATTTTCTTCGGCTTTCGTTACTTTTTCTTGTCCATTGAGGTAGGCTTCATCTGAAACATTAAAAACCCCGACACACCCAGTTCCTTTTTCTATGACTAGAAACTTCATTGGTTTTTGAAATAAGCTTGAGTAAATATATGCTTGACTATCGTAATTATACGATTTACTACTATACTTAAACCCGCCAATAGAACTTGATGTCTTGATGTCAATAATGTATTCATCAGATAAGATGTCTGCTTTACATTTCCAAGTCACATCGTCATTTCCTAAATTTCCCAAATTGGGAATTTCGTATGAGTTGCTTTTGTTGTTTAATACATCAGAAACAATCTTGTTTTTTATAGCAGTATCAACTAACAAGTTAAGGTCTTCCCATTCTTTTTTTAGGAACAATAATCCACCAGCTTCTTCAGAAGCCTCTTTATATATCTTTGTTGTTCTTGTGGAAGCATCTACAAAGTTACTATACTGAGTTTCTCCGAACATAATTAACTCGTGGAATGCTCTGCCATACATTAGATTAATATTATCCTCTCTTGGCTCTAAAAAACCCCTAGGGTTGTTTATTAGTGTTCCGATGTCTGAATTAGAAAGAAATTGTCTTCCGTATTCGCCATAATAGTTCTCATCACTTGCTAGTTTTGCAAGTATTTCTTGTTTTTTTATTTCTTCCATGACGCATCCTTTCTTTTAAAATCTTCGCTTTCATCTTCGCCAAACACACCGAGTTCGTAGAAACCAGTTAATTTAAGGACCGCTCTACTCATGGCTCTTTTTTCAGCCATTTCCATTACATAAAATGTGTTACAATTTCCGTCTCGACTTGTTGTACCTTTTAATGCCGAACCGAATGTTTGGATAGTGTTGCCACTCGCATCTGCATTGGCTTTTACCACGCAAAAGTTTGGCTGACACTCGATTACATCATAAGTGATTGTGATTTTTTCACTTGCCTGGATGCGGTCTATACCGCTTCTAGTGATGATGATGTAGTGCTGATGTTTAAAGACATCTTCTTTGCTGAGTTCGTACTTCTTGTACAAAGCAGCGAGTTTCTCTGTTTTCATAAGATTAGATTTAAATAATAATTAACAAATTTAGATTAAATTTTGTTGATATCCAAGAAATCTTTTAATATTTTTATTTCTTCGGATGCGATTTTGTAATGATATTCTTTTTCTTTTAGGTTGTTTTTGGCTATTGCCAATTGCATAGATTCTCTGTTGTTTTTTATTCGTTCCCAACTGCTTGAAATAACAAGATTGTTGCAGAAATCGTCTATACCTATTTCAAGTAGCAGTTTCATTTCTGCTTTTGTAAGTGGTCTATATATGTCTGTTGAGGTGTCGTATATCTCTATACCATAGTCGCTCATGCACAAACATAATCTTCGGTAGAAAAGACAATTTATTTTTTCGCTTGTTTTTATAGCCTTTTCTTTTGATTCTAAATCAAGGAAAAGTTTATATATTTTCTGCTTGAAGTTTGCTTCGTTTTTCATCTTCTTTAAACCATTTTGTAAATTGTGCTACTCCATCTACTCCGATGTATTCTATTACATCTTCAGATATACTATTGATAAATTCTTCTAAATTTTCATGCCCCCATTGATAGTGGTAGTCGTAAAACTCCCCTAATCCCATATGTTCTAAGTCCATGCGTTGTGCAGAACACTCCCATTTTTCTTTTGTTTTTCCATGCTTATATGTTACCCTTCCTGCGAAGTCATTTCCATGTTCTGTATATTCAGCATATACTTTACAACTATACTTTTTTGATATTCTTTTGAGTAACTCTAAAGGAGGGCTCCAAGCACTATCGCCTTGTATAACAAGTTCTGTTTCTGAATGCCTGTCCCATTCAAAATCCCACCATTTTGTTCCGTATTCGTAGTAAAAGTCAAATGGTTGTTCTTTGTAGTCACGTTTTTTGTTAAAAAACGCATCTGCAAATTCCGTAAAGTACCTTGTGTTTTCATAGTTTTCAAAGTGCTTTTGTAGTGTATCTACTACTCGTTTGTCGCCTGTTATTGCAACGTAATTCCAACAATTATTAGCCATCTATTAATATTTTAAGTTTAAAAATTTTCTCTTTACTTGCTTGTATTAGAAGCTCAACATATTCTATGTCGTCATTAAGACCATGTTCTTTTAAGTCCTCATGCACCATTTCTAAAAAAGCATTGGTTTGTATTGTGAGGTGTAGAAGGTCTATTAACTCCCTTTTTAACGCTTCATTTTGATGCTTTAGATACTCCATGTCTTTTTAATTTAATTTCTTCTATTTCCCCATGTTCAGCACTATCGACATAGTATTGTGCTGACTTTTCGCATAGCGTTGTTACTGTTCTGTTTGGCATTTCGCCTCCATAGTACAAGTGTACTTTATACATTGTTTCGTACATAGTTTTTTTATTTTAGTGGGATATTAGTCCAATTATTTTTTTTGTTTTGCTTTGTTAGCTTACCCTCAAGCAATTCTATATAGTCCATGAATGCTTGTATGTAATACACATCATCTGTTTTCAGTTCTTCGAGTCTGTATCCGAAGTAGTTGAATCCGTCATCTACTTTATCTATTAAAGTGGATTTTTGCAATTTGTTTTCTGCCATCTTTGTTAAATTTAATTTTCTTTAATACTCTGTATTTTTCTTCAATAAACCCATTTTTGAAAGTGTAGTCATTTACAATTTTCATTTCATATGGGCGTAAGTCCAACCATTGTTTGTATGTTGGGAATACAAATTTGGTTTCTTGAGTCACTTTGGTTGCTGAACACGAGGTCAGCATAAGCATTAGTGTAATTACAATTATTGCTACAAGCGAGTAAAATGTTGTTTTTGCTGAGTATACATATTGTTTTTCTCTATTGTTGTTTTTCATAGCTTATGTCTTTTGTTAAAGTTTTCAATTGTGTAGTTTACGAGTTCTATAATTTCCTCTGAATATATTACTGCATTCATTTTTTCCATGTCTGCAATTGTATCGGCATCTTTGATGTTGAATGCTGCAACCTCCATATTTGTTTGTCGCCTAGCAAATTTTTCGATTAGGTCATAGGTTTTTTGAAAAACCATGTCGTTTTTTTTGTGGGAAAGTAATTCCGAGTGTAGATAATCTTTTGTTTTCATATGTTTTAAATTATTAACTAAATTACGATTTTTTTTGTTGATAAACAAATGTTTTTGTGTTTTTTTTGGGTCGCATCACGTTTTTTTTGGGGTCGCATCAGGTAGTCGCATCACGTAGTCGCATCGCGTCGCATGATTGTGAATAGTCGCATCGCGTTGTGATTGTGAATATTTTACAAAAAAAAGGGGATTAACTAGAATCCCCTCCGCATGACATGAGTAAACCTAACATTAGGAATATCCATATAGTGAATATTATGATTGTTAAAATGAAGTTGAGCATTTTGCGTATTGCATATTTGATTTTATTCATTTGTTGTTGCGTTTTCTTGTTCAAATTCTTCTTCTGTAATAAGACTAGCGTCAAGTAAATCTTGGATTGTTACATCTTGATGAATTGTAAATGATTTGTCACCAATTGTGAAATCTATTAAATCATTTTTGTATACGTATCCACGAACTTCGCATTCTGCTGCATTGTAATACCATTCTTCATCATACTCTGAATATGAGCAGTCGTCAATCCACATTGCTTCTTCTCTGTCTTTAGGATAGCAAATTTCATCACTGTCGTCCCACATGTAATCCGCTTCGTCGACCCAAACAGCGCTGTCATTTGGTATGTATTCACCAAGTGTGTCACTATAACTAACATTATCCATGTGATAGTATTCATCATATCTACTCACATATCTGGCATCTTCATCATGACATCTTTCACCATTGTGCAAAAAAACAATGTTTTCTTCATGTGGCCCACCATCTGTTTCTGTCAATGAGTAATCACCAGATTCGTTGTTGATGGTGATTTCATCCTCGTCGATAATGTCTGTATATTTTAGTGTATCCATGTAAGGGAAGTTATCTAGTGGATTTCTTAAAGTTACTTTGATGTGTTTGTTGATTACCTCACCAGTTGTACTAACAAGAGTGTCATCGTGATATGATTGATTTTCTTTGACGTATGCGCTTAATTCATTTTTAGCGTATGTTTTGATAGCTTCAACTGTTATATCTCTACCATAAATACGGTCACAAAAGATAAAGTTATCGTCTGTTTGCCAAACTAATGCACGACCTATAAGCTGCCTGTTTTCGTTTAGTGCAATAATCATTCTGACTTTGTCAGGATTCATGGTGTATATACCAAAGAAATCTTGACATGAACCATGACGCATGCAAGAATCGTTTAGTGTTCCTTGCCCTGAAGCATATGTTGAACCGTAATACCATTTTTTGATGTCTTCTCCATCAATTAGTTTTATTGTTCCAGTAAACTCATATTTACCGCGTAAATGATTTTGTAATTTTTCAATTACAATGTCTTCTGGAATGAATGGCATATACGAAAAGATTTTACGCAAACCTTTACCAAATTTTATATTTTGTCTACCATTTTTCTTCCAATGTCTGTCGCTATTTATTTCTGATATACGTCCTTTAGGTGTATATGTCATTTCACCTTTGTTGTTGATTGTGAAATGCCTGTCTTGCTGAGAATGAAGCTGCACTCTTTCTGTATCGACAAAAAATCCTGTGTATTTGTCGAAGTGTTTATCAAGGTAGTATCGAATATCGTCGAATAGTGACCTTGATGTTAGAGATGTGTAGATACTTCGGTCATTATTTATAAGGAT